TTCAGCGTAATCATGGGGTCGTCTATGTTTCGCGGCGTTAATTCCGTCTTGTGATGGACGATGCAACCGGGCGCGCCGCACCTGACGCATAGCCCCGCGTCGCGTTTCAGGATGTACGCCCGCGTCCGCCGCCATGCTGCCGATTCGTAGAATGCTTTTGCAAATGCTTTCATTCCGCTGCCTCCTTGCAAAAGGGTAAAGGGAACGCCCTGCGCATAAGCGCAAGGCGCACGGCGGCGAGGTTTCCTCGACCTCCCTTTACGGCTATCAGCATAGCACGGATTTCCGAAACTTTCTGTTCAGACTTTTTTCAAAAGCGTCCGGCGCGGTCAGAGCAGCGCCCCAGCATCCGCACCGAAGTACAGCACAGCAAAGCCCGCAACGGCTTTATTGCGCAAATCGTAAATTGACGTGCGCGACGCATAGTTCACCTGTGCGGCAATTTCTTCTTTGCTTTTCCGCTCTATGTACCATAGGCGCAGTAATTCCGCGTCTTGCGGGTCAAGCTGCTGCAATACGCTGTCGATTTCGTCGATCTTGTCTTTTGTGCAGTTGATCTCCCGTGCAACTTCGGCAATCTCAATGCAATCTGTCAGCGCATCGTTTACACTTTTCGTGCTTGTGTACGGCTTCGACGTATCTAACGACGGATAGCCAGACGGCGCATTGTGGCGCATGATTCTTTCCTGCCGCCGCATCAGGTTTTTCAATGCCTTTTCAAGCATTGAACGTGATCGCAGCGTGTTTTCCGCTGCGTCGAAATAGTTAATCATAGCCCGCCTCCTTATGCGCGCTTTCCGCCGTGCCGGTATTCGCGCCCTTTGTTGTATTCGTGCTTTGCCATAAGCACGGCTTCAATGTCTACGCCCATGAACGCAAGGAAATCCATGATGCGCATGACCGCATCGCAGAGTTCGACCGCAACGCCCTCCGGCTTGCAGTTTCCCGCCGTATCAGCGCCCGAAGGATGCCCGACGTTATCGCAGATTTTTGAAAACTTGCAATTCTCCGGCGACAACGCGCACGTGCCGTAGATAACCGGGTTTCCGCTCCGCCATTCTTCCACGGCTTCCGAGATTTCAGCGTGTATCATAACCGCGACTTCCGGGAACGTGATAGGCGCATCATACCAACCGTGCGCAACGGCGTTTTTGTGGACATCCTGTGCAAATTCATTTACCGTCATTCTTTCCGCCTCCGATTCGTTTTTGTTTTTCGCTGTGGCTTTATAAATTTACCGTCCCGGCGGTAAAACCGGGCGACGATATACCGTCCGCCGTTCACGTCGTTATGAAACGCGCCAGCTTCCGCAAGGAAATAGCCGGGGTACAGCTTTTCATATTCGGCGTTGTTGGTCGTGTCCCGTGCGAGTTCTTCCGCCCGCCTGCCGGAAATGCGTCCGTCACGTGTTTTCGGGTCAGGGTCAATCAGATTCTTTGACGCATTCCAAGCCTTTTTCCCGACGGGCTTTTTGACGATGTAATGTCCAAGACCGGCAAGCCCTGTTTCCGTGAATTGCAGGCGGCGGCTGTTTGCGTAGCCCAAGCCCCAAGCCGCCTCCACCGCGTCACGATCTAACCCGCCGTTGATCGTGATGTGATGATGATAACGCCCGGTCTTTCCGCCGCGTTCTGTCACGACGATGTATTTCAGCGGCGGCAATCCGGCTTTCTTCCGCATCCGCTGAATGCGACGTATGTAATTGCGGGCATTGCGGGCAGCTTCTTCTTCGCTTTCCGGCTGGACGGTATATGTCAGGTGAATTTCAAGATCATCCGGCGTGAAGTTCGCGTGAAGCAGTCTGACAAGTTTTTCTTCCCTGTGGCGCTGATTTAATTTCTTCTGCGCGTCGGTTGTCGGCTTGCTCCGGCTGCGCCGTCCGTTCGATTGCCGATATGTAGGAAAAATATATACGTCGAGGTACTCCCCGCAGTAGTAGCGCTTTTCCCGATAGATTGTTTTCATGCCTTTACCTCCGGCGGCTCTGTGGTCGTTAAGTTACTATCCCATACAAGCCCGAAAATAGCGGTTTCCCGCCGCTTTTCGCTTGCATATCGCCCCGGAACGTGATATTATATATAAGGTATGAGTAACCTTGTCTTTTCCGAGGCAAGCACCGCCGACGTTCTGCGAAAACGTCGGCGGCTTTTTTATGCGTCCGTTTCCGCCGCATCCGTCCAGTCAATAGCCTGTCCGCATTGCCCGCAGAATGCGTTCTGCGCGCCGTCTGCATTGTGCAAGTGTTTGACGCTGCCGCACCGCTTGCAGGCTAAAGCGGGCGCGGGGTGCGCTGGAAGGTATTCCGGTTTTTTCCGAACGCGGTACAACAACGCCGCAATTCCCATGCGGCAGGCTTCGTCTACCGGTTCAATGCTTTCGTAATGTTCCCGATGCGCGGGATTCAGAATTTCAATCGCACGTTCAATTTTCACCGTCAAACACCATCCATCTTTGCCCCGCATAGTCTGCAATAATAGCTGTCGTTAGATTCTGCGTTGCCGCATTCACTACAAGTGAATACACCGTCATCATGGTAAATCCACCGCCCATGTCGCACCGGCGCAACGTCGGCGGCGGGCGTGTACACGGCGTAAGAAATCATCTTGATTGCATCCTGAATTGTGCCTTTTTTCCGGCGATAGTCCCGACTGCTCAGACTTTTGAGCAGTTCCAGCGTCTTTTCCCGGCTTATGTATTCATCAGTCATTGCTATCCCTCCCGATCATGTGCAGCGGGCAGTTTTTCAGCCGTTCTTTTGTTACCCGAATGCCGCGTGTACTGTAAATCGACGCGCCCGCCGTGCAAATACCGTCGTTGTAGCGCCCGCCGGGGCGGTTTCCCATGCCGTCATAGTAGCCGCATTCCGCGCACGAACGCGGGATTTTCCGCATATTCGTAACGATGATGATTTTTCCAATGTATTTGTTCATTTCAGCCTCCGTCAGCGCCGCTTCGGGTCATAATCTTCAAAGCGTTCGCATTTTCTGAAAATGATCTTGTTGTTTACCCATCTTTGCAAAAGCCGTATTTCGCGCGGCGCATGGGGCTTGTCGTAGATCATAACGTATGGGTCATAGCCCATATTCCGCAACGTGTAAATCCTGTGCAGATTTTCCGCCTGCGTCGTATTGTAGTTCGTAAGCACGTAGACCCGGCGTTTTCGTTCATCCGTGATCGCGCCGTGCTGCGCGTACAATTCAAGCCCTTTCACTACTGCGTCGGACTGTTCCATGAAATCCCACGCAAAATGAATCATTTTCGTTTTCACAGCGTTCAGGAACAGAACGATTTCTTTTGTCAGTGTCCGGCAGTCAACGCCTTGCGTGAAATCGACCCATGCGCCGCTATCTGCCAGTTGCCGCAGAAGGTCAAGCCGATCTTTGCAGGCTGTTATATTCGGGTCAAGCAGCTTTATATATCGCTGTCCGTGCCACCATTCCGACAAGTCTGCGACTTTTCTGCTCTGTAAGCCCTCTTTGTCGCCAACGATGCAAAATGAACAGTGTCGCGGGCAACCTCTTGTCAGAAATCCGTATGCCGTATCTTTCGTCAATTCCGGGTATAGGGAATAATCAGGGTAAATGTGTTCGATTTCTTCCGGCAAATTGCCGTTAAGCCCGTATCCCGTTCCGCCTTTTATGATTTTCCTTGCATTCAAGGGTTCGTCAACGTCTTTTGAATATGTATCGTCAAACACCTTTGACATATAAACAATGTCGTAGTCACCGAATCCCCACCACCACTCGACATGATCGCCGCGCGATTTGTGGAATGCGGAAATCTTCATAAGCGCGAGATTCGGGAAATTGTGGCTATCTACGTCGATAAGCCCTATGTTCATGGTATGATCTTGCCTCCTTGCGGCTACTTCCCCGGCATTGAGCCGGGGAAGTTTTTGAATTCCGAATTTTACAAATCAAAGCCGGGGGCAAAGCCACGCGAGTAGTCCGCGCCGCTGCCGTTGACCGTGCCGTCAGTACCCACACCCACGAAATACGTGGAATTGCTGGCAGACGGGGAACGGAGCCAGTACGGATATGTACCATTTCCGGGGACTTCCTTCACGCGGTCGCGTTCTTCCTTGAAAATAGGCAACTGGAAGCTGTCTGTTTCTTCCTTCCACCATCCATCCGGGTCATTGCCGAAAACGTCCGTTGCTGACGGCAACCACAACGAATCAAAATATTCGTACGTTTCGCCGTCGATTTCCTCGCATAAGTGTCGCGGCGTGATCGCTTCGCGCAGTTCAGCGGGCAAATGCGGCAGAACATCTTCGAGGACGTGTCTGCGGGCTTCGCTTCTGAAATATCCGCCTTTGTTGGTCATATCCTTGTTCATCTGCCACATTTCGCGGAGGCAGTCTTTGAAAACAAATCGGGCGCTATGCTTGCCGACGTAGCCGCAAACCGGCGTAATCGTTTCGCCCGTGTCAAGCGCAAGCGTGATTTCGTCGTGCGGGCGGATGACCTCCAGACCGCGCCCCTCCTTGATCGCTGCTTTCAGTTCCGAAATATTGATTTCCTGCTCTGTCCTGCGTGTGATTTTCATTGTGTGACCTCCTCAATAGAACAAAAGATGTGATTTCCGATGACTGCAACGATATTGTCGTTGTATGCCTTTGTGCTGAAAAATACCGCTTCGGCGGGAAGAATGTAATCTGTGTCGTGCAGCGCGGTATAAACTGCGTCGTACTGCGTCTGTGTCGGTTCTGCTGTCCAAAGATACGGCGCGGGGCTGAATTGCCAAACGTCCCCGTACTTTTGGAAAACGACCTCTTCGACCGTATCCGGGAATTCCGGCGACAAGCAGCGGTTCAGCGCAGTCAGGACAACGGCAACTTGCCCGTCGAACGGTTCGCCGCGCGCTTCGTGCCATGCAAGCGCTGCCAGCATATCAATATCGTCCTCCGTGACATTCAGCGCCGCATAACGGCTGATTTCTTCCGGCGCTTCCTCCGGCTGTTCTTCCGGCTCTGTTTCTTCCGGTGCTTCCGGCGTGATCGTTTCCGGCGTTTTCGTGATCTGTTCCGCCGCTTTTGTGATCGCGGGCGCGATTTTTGTTGCTGCGGCAACCGTTTCCGTGCTTGCCGCTTCCGGCTGCGTGTCCCGCTCTACCGGGCGCGCCAGCGCGCAGACACAAGCCGCCGCAATGATTGCAATGACGGCGCACAGCGCGACCGTCGGCGCGAACCGGCGTATCATGCGGCGTTTCCGCCGCTGCTGCGCGGTCATTGCTCTGTGCTTGCCGGTTCTTCTTCGGCAAGCACGAAATTCACATTCGCGGGCTATCTGCGTCCAGCGGGCGCGCCATTGCCGCGCGGCGGCGATGATCGCATCATATTTGCAGCGCCCGTTTGCGGTTGTTTCGCCGTATTCGGCGTGTCTGACGAGGTATAGCTTCATAGGTCTGCGTTCCATGTAAGCCCCTGCCTTTCTCTATTCGGCAATTTCGCCGTCTATCAGTTGGAACGATTCGCGGAGAATGCCGCCCCGCACGGCAAATTCAAGAATGCAATAGCG